CAACAAATTAGCGGCGGTGAACGGGCATCCGGCCCGGGCTATCGCACAGTCGGCTTGCGCCCGGCATCAACTCTCTCAGGGAGTCGGTGCCGGGCCTTTCGTTTTGAGGAGATGCCAGATGAGAACCAAGCTTAAGATCTACTTGCTCGTCCTCGTGGCCATGTCGGTCATGCTCATGGCCTTCCGTCCCCTGTTCGATGTGACCTTACCGGAGCCCCTCGGGACGATCCTCTTCCTCGTGATCGTCCCGTTGATCGTTCAGGCCATCAAGGTCTACCGGGCCAAGACCGGCAAGGAACCGCCCCGACTGGCCATTGAGATCGTGTCACTCGTGCTGAGCGCGGCCTTTGTCTTCCTGGCTGGAGGCTTTGCAGCGATCGTGATCCCAACGTTGCCTGCATGGGGCGGGGACACAGCAGCCTATCTGACTGCGCTGTTCACTTTCGTGAATGTTGCAGCGGCTGCCCTTTGCCTGGCATGGGCTGCAGTCTCGAAGCTGTACGATGTGATCTACAGGGCCGTCTTGGAGAAAGCAGGCTTCGCCACGCTTCGTGCATTGAAAGCACGGGCTGCCGCGAAGAAGTAGAGAACGATGCCTCGGCGTTCACCCCGCGGCTGCTCCATGCCTGGTTGCCCCGAGCTGGTGGAGGGCAACTATTCCAAGTGCATCCAGCACAGGAGCGAGTCTGAGCGGGCGCGGGGTGCGCCGTCCGATAAGGGGTACGACCGGGCATGGCGCCAACTACGCAAGGCATTCATCCGAGCTCATCCGTGGTGCGCTGATCCAGACAAGATACATCCCAGTCCACAACGCGCGAGCCATGTCGATCACGTCGTGCCAATCGTCGAAGGGGGAGCACGCCTCGACAGGGCCAACTGCCAGAGCCTGTGCATCTCCTGTCACTCGAGGAAGACAGCTCATGAGCGGAATCGGCGAGGGAGCTGGGGATAGGCGGGGTAAATATCTGCCAGGTTCAAATCGCGTAACGGGGGTGGGCACCGCGCACGCGCCCGCGCATCGAGAAACAAAGTGAGACGGAATCGTGGCACCTCGACCTAAGCCAACGAAACTGAAGAAGCTCGCGGGGAATCCAGGGAAGCGCAAGATCAACGCGCACGAGGCGCGCGTTGCGCGCTCAATCCCCGATTGTCCGAAGCATCTTCTAGGCGAGGCGCGGCGAGAATGGAAGAGGCTCTCGAGCTTGTTGTTCGATGCCGGGCTCCTAAGCCAGATCGACCGGGCCGCACTGGCTGCCTATTGTGTGGCTTGGGGGCGATGGGTGAAGGCTGAGCAGGAATTGAGCAAGCACGGAATGGTGACACACACGATTCACGGGACATTGAAGCAGAGCCCGTACGTTGTTGTGGCGAAGAACGCGATGGAGGAAGTGCGCAAATTCGCCGTCGAGTTTGGGATGACACCATCAAGCAGATCTAAGGTAAGCGCTACAGACATGGAACAGATGACGCTTGCGGATCTGCTCTTCAAGAAGGCGGCATCGCGGTGACCAATGGGAAGGCTCCGATTGAATGAGTGGCCGCAATGGTCGGAAGAATGGGAAAGGCGAGAAGGCCGCGGCGAAGGGGTATTACTTCGATGACCACGCTGCAGAGCTCGCCGTCCGTTTCTTCGAGCTTCTGCTTGTTCACTGCAAGGGTGAATGGGCAGGAGAGCCGTTCGTTCTCGAGGAGTGGCAGAAGGATGAGATCATCCGCCCGTTATTCGGATGGAAGCGAGCCGATGGCACGCGGAAGTACCGGATCGCCTATATCGAGATCCCCAGGAAGAATGGCAAGAGCACTCTGGCGGCCGGCATCGCGCTCTGTCTCTTGTTCATGGATGACGAGCCCGGGGCGGAGGTGTTTGGTGCAGCCGCCGACCGAGAGCAAGCGGCGATTGTTTTTGATCTGGCCAGTCAAATGGCCGGCGAGTCGCAGGCGCTGGCTGCGCGGTGCGAGCGCTTCAAACGCTCGATTGTGGTGCCGGCGACTAGCAGTGTCTACCGAGTGCTCAGCGCAGATGTCCCGACGAAGCACGGGCTCAACGCACACGGCGTCATCTTCGACGAACTGCATGCACAGCCCAATCGCAATCTCTGGGATGTCCTTGTCACCGCGACCGGGGCCCGACGGCAGCCGCTGGTTGTTGCGATCACGACGGCTGGCTACGACCGGGAGTCGATCTGTTGGGAGCAGCACGAGCATGCCCGCCAGATCCTTGAGGGGATCATCGAGGACGACGAGTACTTCGCCTACATTCGCTCGGCCGACGAGAAAGATGACTGGACGGATCCTAAGACATGGCGCAAGGCAAACCCGAATCTAGGCGTGTCTGTTCAGGAGAGCTTCCTGGCGGCGGAATGCCGGCGGGCTCAGCTCACGCCGGCGTACGAGAACACATTTCGCAGGTTGCTCCTGGATCAGTGGACGCAGCAGAAGGTCCGCTGGTTGCCGATGGAGGCCTGGGATGCGTGCGACGGCCAGGCCGTGCCGCACGATCTCGAAACGCTCGAATGTTATGGGGGGCTGGACCTGGCGAGCACGATCGACATCGCGTCTTTCGTTCTCGACTTCCCGCCGGATCCGGAAGCTCCAGAACTCCACATCTGGCTGCCGTTCTTCTGGATCCCCGAGGAGCACATGATCGAGCGGGCGCGCAAGGACCGGGTCCCCTACGACGCGTGGGTGCGAGACGGACTGATGAAGGCGACGCCCGGCAACGTGATCGACTACGGTCTCATTGTGAAGGATATTACCGAACTGGGCAAACGATACAACATCCGCGAGATCGCCTTCGATCGCTGGGGCGCCTTCCAGATCAGCCAGCAGCTCGTGGGGGCAGGCTTCACGATGGTGGCTTTTGGCCAGGGCTTTGTGAGTATGAGCGCACCGACGAAGGAAGTTCTCCGACTCACACTCGACGGCAAGCTGGCTCACGGCGGGCACAAGGTGATGCGGTGGATGGCCGACAACATGGAAGTCTCACAGGATCCGGCCGGCAACGTGAAGCCGGACAAGAAGAAGAGCCGGGAAAGGATCGACGGCGTTGTCGCAGGGATCATGGCTCTTGATCGAGCCGTACGGCACGGGAGCGGGAAGTCAGTGTACGAGCAGCGGGGCTTTCTTGACCTATGAGTACTGCGCTTCCGGATCTTCTCGCGGGCGCGGGTTTCATCGTGCTGATGGCTGGTATTGTGACGATCGCCGGCGTCGGATGGGGCCTCGTCATCGGGGGTGCAGTTCTGCTCTCGACCGGGATCGTGATCGCCTGGAGGCGGCATAGCGCATGAGCATCCTCGAGAACATGCTCTGGCCGAACCGATCGCTGAAGGTTGCGGAGAGGCGGACGAACCTGTCCTTGACGGATCACGACCAGTGGGTCGAGCTCGGGCTTACGGCGCCGACTGATTCCGGTGTGTCGGTAAACCACGAGAAGGCGCTGGCGCACTCGGCAGTCTTCGCGTGCGTCCGCATCCTGGCGGAAACCATCGCGAGCCTGCCGCTGATCATGTATGAGCGAATGCCTCGCGGTAAGAGGCGCGCAGACGAGTATCCACTCTACGAGCTTCTCAAGGAACGCCCCAACGGAGACATGACCTCCTTCGAGTGCCGGGAGACCTTGCAGGGCCATCTCGGGCTCTGGGGCAACGCGTACTCGCTCATCGACTACAACGGCGCCGGCCATGTGAAGGAAATCCTTCCGCTGCGGCCTGACCGAATGCTGCAGATCGTCAACAACCAGGGCCGCTGGTCCTACCAGTATCAGATGCCTACCGGCGAGATGAAGTGGTTCGATGAAGGATTTATCTGGCATCTGCATGGGCTCGGCTCAGACGGGCGGATTGGCTACAGCCCTATCCAGCTCATGCGTCAGGCCATCGGTTTGGGTCTGGCTGCGGAAAAGTACGGCGCGCGTTTCTTCGGAAATGATGCTCGCCCGGGCGGTGTACTCGAGCATCCTGGGACGCTGAGCCCCGAAGCGCACACGAGAATGCGGGAGGACTGGGAGGCGAAGCACTCAGGAGTAAGCAAGTCGCATAAGGTTGCGATCCTCGAAGAAGGTACCAAATGGGCCGCGGTTGGGATCCCGCCAGAAGACTCGCAGTTCATCGAGACCCGCAAGTTTCAACTGCAGGAAATTGCCCGAATGTATCGGATCCCGCCGCATATGCTGGCGGATCTTGATCGGGCGACGTTCTCCAACATTGAGCATCAGTCGATCGAGTTCGTCGTGCACTCGATCCGGCCCTGGCTCGTGCGTTGGGAACAGTCCATCAAGCAGAGTCTCATGATCGAGCGCGATCGGTCGCGGTTCTTCCCCGAGTTTCTGGTCGACGGGTTGCTGCGCGGCGACATTGTGGCTCGCTACGCGGCTTACGCCCAGGGTCGCCAGAATGGGTGGCTGAGCGCGAACGATATCCGCGAGCTGGAGAACATGAATCCGGTTGATGGTGGGGACGTCTATCTGGTGCCGCTCAATTTGATCCCGGCCAGGTCGGCCGGCTCAGATCGGGTTCTGGCAGCAATGCGAGGGTATCAGCCCGTAGCAGCTGAACTAACAGCTGAGCCCGACCCACTGCCCGCCCGAGGAGTGACACTGGAGCAGCGGTCACCGGAAGGGCGCCGGCGCTTGGCCAGGGCCTATCACGATCTCTTCGCCGAGACGGCCGGCAAGATCGTTCGGCGTGAGGCCAACGAGATCCTGCAGAAGGCCAAAGCGCTTCTACGGAAACGGGATGTGCCGGCGCTGAGCCTATGGCTGGATCAGTTCTACGAGGAACACCGCGACTTCATTCATCGGCAGATGCAGCCCGTCCTTCGGTCCTATGGCGAGCTGGTTGTCGCCGATGCGGCCGACGAGATCGGGGTGGATCCGCTCTCCGATGAGCAGCTCGATGTGCTGGCCAAGGCCTACGTGGAAGACTTCGCGGCCCACCACATCGGGATCAGCCT